AGCGAGGGCCAAGTCTTGCGCGTGACGCTGTGACATAGTGGCAATCTCGTGCGCGAGCTTTGCTTTCTCGTCAGCATCAGGAATGAACTTGTCTAAGAGGCCAGTGACCGGCGCTATCAGCTTGTCAATCATTTCTCAGAACCCAGCCACACGGCAAACGCGCCCGTCATGGCCCCAGAGCAAACGCTAATCATTGCGGATTGCTGTGTTGACAAATCTTCAAGGCTCATACCCCATTCTATAACGCGAATATACATGACAGTCATAACCAACATCATAATGCGCGGCATTATTTTCCAAGCCAATATTTTTTCCATAGCTATAGTCATATCAAACCTCTATGTTTATTTTCGTTCCTTGCGGTCTATCCGCTGTAGTCTTGCGGCCAAACCTATCATAAGTTTCGTTTAGATCAAATCTTTGCTTTGCGAGCGCCTCTAAGTGGCTGTGGTTGGCCCTATGCTCTTTTTCCACCCTCTGCTCCGCTAAGTGCGTTTCTATGCGCTCACGCGCTCTGGTTTGCTGGTGAATGTTTGACGCTACATCAAACGGCATTTGCCCTGCACCCTGCACACCGTCAGCCATTTACCACCACCCAGCGCCCAAACCAGTCAACCATGTGCCGCCCCCTATGATAGCTGCCAGCATCACAAATAGTAATATCAACAGCAAAGTTTCAAAAAATGCGGCTTTGCGCTCTTGCTGCTTATACAGCGTTTCCTCGCGCTCTTTCTTAATCTTGCGCCGTAGCTCCACCATCTCACGCCATGTGCCATAGCCAAAGCGGTTATTCAGCATTTGCTGCAAGTCTTTCTCTTGCTCTGCCAGCTTCTTCTGGTGAATGATAATTTGAAGCGCCTCTTGCTCCACAGATCCAGATGAAAAAAGCTTAGTAAAGATAGGCGGGTTTTTACGCTGCTGTTCTGCGCGGCCAAGATCCGCTGCTGCGCCGTACCACTTACCTAACTGACCAGCAACATCCTCTAGCTCACGACCAGCGTAAACTAGCTTTTTTACCATGTTATAGGCTTGTGTGGCCCCAGCTATCGCTGTGATAGGATCTATCATGCATCTTGCCCTACGATAATGTATCCCAAGCATTTCGCATCAGGATGTATTCTGTATATTTTTGGATAATGATAATAAAATGACGGGCGCGGGCAGCGATACCGGCAAGCCTTATACATGATCCCCTGCGGAAACATTCCAAAGGCAATAGATGTTAGGGCGCAAATCATGGCCCAACCATATCACATTTTACTTGACAGCTAAATTCTGAATATCGCGCCGCATTTCTTTTTGATCGTCGCGCATTTCTTTAAGAAGTTCATGCATCATATCTGTTTTTTGCTCAAGAAGTTTAATCTGAGATTTATTTGTTAAAAGATTGTTGATAATCCACCAACCAGCAGCAGAAAATGCGCCCGCTATAGCTATTAAGAAGCCTGTATAATCTTCAATAAACTTCATTATTCGCGCCCTAATAGCCATGAACCATTAACTTACTGTATTCACCAGAAAGAAGTTTTCTTTTAACATATTCAGAAAATTCTGGTGATCCAATTTTTAGACCACTTTCATTGATCCATTTTTCAACAACCACAAATGGCAAAGAACCAACGTGACGCATATCTGATTTACGGTTATGACCGTCTATTTGTTTTTCTTTGTTAAAATTTAAAATGGCGCTGACATCCTGAGAACGGTTTATAATCAGCTTATCATCTTCTGTTTTGTAGGAAGTATTAAGACTAAGATTATCAGTCATCTTTTTTCTTCCTTGGCTTTTTAGGCTTTTCTTCTGCCCGCATAGCAAACTCTAATGACATCATTAGCTTTGCTTCTTCCGCTGAAACGTCAACAATGTCGCCCATTTTTGCGCGTACACCATCAACAAACGGGCCTCTGTCAGTGATAATTTTAACTTTCATATCAACCTTCCATAAGAATAGAGGGGCATTTCTGCCCCCCTAATATGCCTTATTTAGCTTACATCAGCAACAACGCCGTGCGCTTTTTCTGAAGTAACCTGTAAACCCCACTCAGCAGAAATCAAACGGCGCTCTGACAAGCCAGTACGGGCCAATGGTTTCTGTTTTGCAGTTTGCAGATACGCAATTTCTGCGTAGCTTGGATCAAGCACAAATACATCACGCGAACGAATGTGACGGGATGGAACAATTTGCAACTCGCCAAAGTCTGAGATGTAAACGTCAATTGCAGCGTTCAGCTTGCTATCTTCTGCCTCTTTGAAACGTGTAGCGTTACCTGTGAAGGTAGAGATAGTTTGCTTCTGAGCAGATCCACAAAGAACAATTGAAGGTGTTGCACCTTCATCCCAACAATCAGCAATTACCCCTTTTAGGAGCGCCTCTGTAATGGCCCTTTGAGTACCGTCAGTTGCAGCAGCATTTGGATAACCAGATGATCCTGATCCTGATGTAGTACCGTCTGCACCGCCAGTTCCGCGTGAAGCGTTAGTGGTCAAGAATGCTGGCAAACCAGCAGTAACGCGAGCCGTACCAGACGCCCCTGCATTTCCCGCTACATTTGACAGACACATTTTTTCCATGTCACGTTTCATTTCAGACAACTTATAGGCAACTTGCTTGGCTACTGTTTGAGCGTTTGCAACACCATTGACTGCTTGGTTTGTATCAGAAACTTCTACAACCTTAGCGCTAATATTGGTGTAATTGCCTTTTCGTACTGCGTTTGTTGGCGCAGAATTAGACAGCCCAACGTCACCCTCTATTTGGGTGTTTGTCGCTGCTGCGGCCAAGTCTACTTCAGACCATTCAAAAAATGTATTATCAACGCTGCGCGTTCCAATAGCACTCATAAAAACGGTTTCTGTAGGCGTTATTGAGGCTAAAGCCTCTGAGAGATCCTCGCGGATCGTTGTGACATCATATGTCTCGTTTGTGTTTGCAGTAACAGCCATTGCTGTGTCCTTTCATTGCAAAAGTTAATAGAGTAGAAAATTAGCAACATCATCAATGCCGCCTTTTTTCTGCATCTGCGCTCTTGCTTGTTTAGATTTTGTAGCTTTTCCTGCCGTTGCTGCCCGCTTTGCTGCCGGTTTTACTACAGGCCGCGCACCTTCTGCTTTTTTATTAGCAGTAGTCTTGGTTTGCTGTAGCTCACGCCATTTCAAAGCATCGTTCAAAATCATAACTTCTTCAGCAGTTTTCACAGTAGAAATCTGTTCATTTGTCAGATCATAATGCTTCTTTGCTTTAGTAGTCATTTCTTTGATAAATACACTGCGCTTTTCGGGATCAGCAAACTCAGGCATCCATTCCTGCAAACGCATAGCTTGCTGTTCAAGAAACTGATTGTGTTGCTGTTCTTCTTGAGCGCGTTGTTGTTGCGCAACGTATTGAGCCTTACGGTCAAAATCATTGCGTTTATCAACGGCACGGCGATATTCTGCCTCTGCTTCTAAATAGCCTAGAGGGTCACTAGCGCGTAGTTCCTCTGATGGATATTGTGGCACAGGCGGTATTTCACCGCTTTGGATTTGCTGCATCATCTGTGCAAGCATTTGACGCTCTTGGGTCACTTTCTGAGTTATTTCCTCAACTTGCTTTTTGGCTTGCGCCGCTTCAGCCATGCCCTTTTGGATATACTTTTGCCCTGAGTACCCGCGTTTGAGTTCATCTAGGCTTACCTCTTTTTCTTCGCCATCTACTCTGACACGATAAAGAGGTTCCTCTTGAACTTCGCTTTCTTCAGCTTCCTCGTATTCCTCATCCACGCTTTCTTCACTGGCTTGGATTTCAGTGTCATCCACAACTTCAGCTTCAGCTTCCACCATTTCGGGCTGATCGTCATCAGTTACCTCTACAGCATCTTCTATCGCCTCTTGCGGATTTGGAGCTTCCATAATCAAATTATCGGCAACAGCCCCTAAGTCATTACCGTTGATTGGGTTAGTCGTGTCCACGGTGCTTTCCCTTCTTATTAAGGAGCTTTACTGCATCCACATCGGCTTGCAGCAAATGCTCAATTGCATTTAAGGCCCGCAGAATTGCGTGTGCCTCCTCGCGGTCAGATACGTCATCCTTCCCGCTACTTGCAAAAACACTTTTTTGATGTTCTCGCAAATCCTCTATGGTTTCTCTGAACCAATCATTTTGCAGCAGAGATTGTGAGCGCTTGGCTCTTGTTTCAATATCCACCAGACATTCCCATCATTTGAGCGTTATGCTCACGAATAGCGTTTTGCTCTTGCTTCACGCCTTCAACGTCAACAGCAGTGCCGTATTTCCCAAGGATCTCAGCAACCTTAACGGCAAGATCCTGCACCATCTCATCACGCTGCAAATCATCATCCATGCCAAGCTTATGCATTTTATATTGTTGATCCATTTGCGCTTTTACCATGTCAACTTGCGCTCTTGTCTGTGCCTTCATTTGCTCTGATTGCAAAAACGCCGCATTTGGATCTGGCTGGGGCTGCTGTGCAGCTTGTTGCGCAGCTTGTTGCTGTTGCATCATCATTTGCTGTTCTATTTCTGGCGTCATCGGCATGAAATATCTGTCTGGGTTTCTAATGCCGCCTAAAGCCAGCATATCAGCCATCGTATTGCGTAGCTGTGTAAGCGTCACAACGCCGTTTTGAGGCCCGTATGTCTGATATAGCTGTTGCTGTATAGCAAATGCCTGTTGCAACGCCGCAGCGCGTTCATTTTCGCGCCCTGTGCCAATACCAACATTAACAATTAAGTCCATCTCCACATCCCACGCTCTAGGATCTACGGGAACAAAAGTACCATTGAGGCGCATTAGTTGCTCATCATCAGTATGTTTAACCATTAATTCTAACATCCGACGAAACAACTGACGCATACCGCCTTCAGCGAAATTACGGGCTATTACTTCAGCTTGGCCCGTCTGGCCCTCTTGAGATGCAGCGATTGCTGTTGCTGTGGAAGATTTTAAAACGTCTGGATCAAGACCCTGCGCCATTTTGCTAACGCCGGTTTTGTTGTCTACCAATTGGTCAAAATACTGCATCGCCGGTAAAGTTTGACCAGCAGTAAATGGCACTGTCATTTCTGTTACCGCTGCCGGTGATTTGACCCTGATTATTCGGCCAATCTCATTGTTTAAAAGATCGTCAACCGCTACCTGTCCATCTACAATTTGCAATGCTGGATTGTTTGTCAGCGCCACGTTGTCTAAAACACCCCGTAGCATCGCTGTAGCGGCGTCCTGATCGTCCATAACCAAATCTACAAGGGATGTACCAAAGAAAGCGTGTGGCTCTGGATCGCACTCAAAAATAGCGTATGGAATGTGATCTGCTTCATAAAAATTTAGAAGCTTGTAAGAAGATCCAGCACACAGAAATTGATACAAGACCGGCACACCTGATCCTTCTATATCAAGCTCCATATATGCTGTTGTTACAGTAATTTTTTTAGACGCTGTAGAGGTGTTTTCATCATCGTCATCTGTAGCATATCCACGGCGCTCAAATTCTGCCTCATCGTCCATTGTGCTGTATTCAGAGCCATCAAGACCAGCCAAGTCATCTAAAATAAATCCCATAGCCAAAAGATCAGAAACCCGCATTTCTGTGCTGTGTCCAATACAGTAGCAATCATCAACAGAACGGGCGTTTCTATCTACAAAGAAATCTTCTGGCGGCACACTTTCTATGCATAGATCGCCATGAGGCATTGACCGCGCAATTTTAACGTCATGCTCTGGGGTTTCTATTTCCATCCCCATCTCATCTACCGTGATGGTCATGCGAGCTTCATGCTCTAAAACCTCTACATCATCCTCTTTGACGATAACAGTAAACGCCTCATCAGTAAGATTGGTAAATGTGTGGATCTCTGTTTCCATGTTTTCTTTATGGTAAACGTAAGCAATCCCCGCTTTTTTCACCATAGCATCTTGGAAAACATCGTTCAGCACACGATAGCCATCATGCTGCTGAAACTTGTAACTTATATATTGCGTAGCCTGTTCTGCTGATTGGACATCTTCTGGCCCACGCGGCACAAATTCAACAGGCTTTTCGCTTGTTAAAAAAATACGCTGAATAGAAGGTTTCATGCCACGCACAACTTCACGGCACTTAGTTGCTACAACTCTTGACCGGCCTTCTTCATAGCCAATGTCAACTTCCCCATCAAAGTACCGTTGAGCTTTAATCCTTTGAGGCGCTATTTCACCGTCTATGAAATCCACCGCATCTTGAATTGCTTTGGAAACAATGCTTTCAATCTGTACTTCGTCTAATGGTTCTAAGCGCATTTTGTTTCCTTTATTGTGTCGCAGCTTGCCCAGATAGATAAGCAGTCAACGCTGCCCGCATTCTTTGTTGCGCTGCCGGTGACATATTTCTGCTTTGGATAATACTTTGATAAAGATTATCTATATTTCTTTTTTGCAACTGAGAACCCACTACTCTGCCTGTTGCTCCAACGCCCGCAACCGTTCCTGCAACGCCAAGAGCAGTTAAAGGATCTCTCGTCAACATTCCAGCAACGCCAGCCGGTGCTATTGAGGCTATAGCTGAAACTGACCCCGTAGGCGCAAATTTACCGATAAATCTTGCTATATTTTCTGCTGAACCGCCCTCAACAATTTGTGCAATTTGGTCTTTTTCAGTTTGCGTCCATCCAGCTTCTTTGCCTTGAATAATACGTCTATAAAGCGGTCTAAATTCCGTTCGCACCGCATTTTCCAAATCTAAATTGTTAGAAGTCGCTCTGGATTTTGCTAAAGATAACAATTCCTCAATTTGATCTGCCTTCATTGCTCTTGAATATAAAGCGTTAGCAACTTGTATTTCTGGCGCAAGTTCAGAAGTATTTGCATCAAATGTTCTCAGTACATTTCTCAAAGCATTTTTTTCTTCACCTTTGGCGTCATTCATTCTACCAGATATTGCCCTTCTTGTGGTTTGAATGCTTGCAGCGGTCATACCCTTTTCAGCAAACCCTTCAAGAATTGAAACAACCATACGCAATTTTGTATAATCAGGGGCAACTCTAACTTTATTACTTCCCCGAACAGGAGTTAAATATCCTTGTTGATCTAATAAACGAAAAACATCGCTGTAAATTTTATCTGTTACCGCCGGTTGTGCAGACAATCCTTCAGCTTTTTGTAATTCATACAACTTTCCAGCTTGTTTTTTTAAATCAACAGCAGACAATGGGCCTTTAGGTGCTTTTGTTAAAATTTTATCTGCTGTTTGCGCAATTTTCCCGCCGCCGACAGCACCTAAAATTTCTGCAATCGTCTCAGCCGTTGGGTTGTCTGGGAACAATTCTTCTATACCAGCGCCAGCCGCGCCACCACTAAAACTTGTTGCAGCTTCAGTAGCCGCAAATGCTGTCGGAGCTTTAGCCGCTTCTGTCCGAACAGACGCCAAAGCGTTTTTTGCACCTTGATAAATAGAAGGCGCTGCTTGTAATGCCGCTTTTGGCCCAGCCAAAGCTATTGTCGCAGCAGCCGGTATAGTCTCTCCGATTGCTTCAGTGCCGCCTCTCACAATGCGTTGACTTCTTGTTTGTGGCTTCACATCTGAAATTGCTTGATCTGCGCTTAATGCTTGAAATAAATCTCGCAAACTTTCAGACCCGCCAACAGGCTTTTCGCCAATTGGAACCCCAATTTTTTGCAACCCAGATGTCGCGATGTCTACTGGCGCACCAAATCCGCTCGCCAAACCCTCATATATCCCAGATAGAGATTGCTCAACTATGTCAGTTTTTTCACCAGATTGAGTAGAAGTCTTTTGTCGTCTGTTTAATTCACGATCAAACATCAAGGCATTTGCAAAATCTTTTGCAGCCAGCGCTTTATTCATTGCGCCTTCAATTTCTTCATATGAAAATTTACTTAAATCCATTTTAATTCCCTTATGGCAAGTAATCAGATGGATTTGCCTGTGAAGCAAATGGATCTGGACGGTTCAACAATTGTTGAAACGCCTCATCTTTATCAATTTCACCAGAACGATATTTCTGTACGATCTGCGCACCTAAAGCATCATATTGAGCAATGCCACGCAAGGTTTGTAAAATAATTTCATTTCCTCGCGGTTGATTGATTAAACGCGGCAACGATTGTTTAAACAAAGCCAAATCCGCATCTGACATAGGCCCAGAACCCGCTGGCCTCTGCTGTGGAACTAAGGAATTGATTAAGGCAGCAGCAGCTTGCAAATCATCTAAGCCTTCAGTTTCTATTCCAAAATTGCCCGCTGCAAACTTGAGTGCAGCCATACTGCCGGTTTCTGTTTCACCTAAAAGTTGCTCCAACCTGTTAATATTTGCCATGTTTCTTTGCGCATTTGCACCAACGCCAAATGCCTCAGACAAAGTTTTTGCATCTAACTTTGCAAACTCGTCAACGCCTTTATCAGAAATAATTGTTGTTTGACTGCTATCAGCAAATTTCAAAGCTTCTTCTTGCGTCATTCCTAATTGATTGATCGCATATTCATAAGCTTGCACTTTGCTTGGTTTTTTAACCTTACCAGCCGCCAACATTGCCCTAGCATTTGCAGCAGCCTCAGTCTGGCGCAACCTCTCATTAGCTTGCACTTCAGCAAGATAGCCTGAGAAGCCTTGAGAAGCGTCCAGAGCGCGTGATTGCACTGCCTCTAAATACCTTTGGGCCACCTTGTCACCCGCCTCTGCACGTTTCTGTAGCTCCGCTATGGTGCGGTTGCGAGCTTGACCCTGCATTCTAGCTTGACCAGACTGCATCATTTGCTGCCGGTAATTAGCAGATTGCGGGTTCATGGGATTTAAAACAGATGCGGCCATGCCCAAACGGTTTGCAAAGTTTAGGCCGGTTTCCTCATCTGGACGCCTTACACGATCAAGTAAACCTAATAGGCCGCTTCTAGGTGCTTGGTTTGGGTTCATACTCATCTAAAAATCCTCTAAGCGAATTGACCAGCCGCCATAAGATAGTCAAGAAATCCTGCGTTATAACCTTGCTGCTGACCCTGCAAATTAGGCACACCAGAAATTCCACCTAAGAAGGTTGCTAAACCTTGCTGTGGTGCGCCAGTATATCCTGCATACTGCTGCTTTCCTGCGTTGATAAGATCCTGCATCATTTGTTGTTGCATAGCGCCCTGCATCATTTGTTGGTTTTGTATGCTTTGACCGTACCCAAATGATTGCTGGCCTAAATTAGCCATTTGCTGCGCTGCGCCTAGATTTTGTTGATTAGCTTGCAAACCGGCTTGCTGGTTTAACTGTTGAGCAGTCATGCCTTGTTGTGCGCCAAACTGGTTCGCTACATTTGCAGCACTCGCGCCAAATTGATTAGCGGTATTAGCAGCACCAGCACCAAATTGCGCAGCCTGATTAGCCGCCATTTGATTAGCTGCGTTTACTGCTTGCTGTTGCCCAACGTCAAATTGAGCCGCTCCGATAGCAGTATTGAAACCCTGTGATCTAAGCCGTGATGCTGTATCTAACGCTTGCTGAGTGTAGTTTTTATTTGTTTCAGCTTCTACAAGGCCGTGACGCGAGCCGCCAAAAGCATTAGCAGATGTTGCTTGCGCCCCTGCCGTATTCATCGCTTGCTGCCGTGCGCCCTCTATATCTCGCAAAGAAGCTTGCACAACTTGGTTTTCAAAAGGATTTTGATAATTAGCCATTCCAGATGCAGCCGTTGCTGGCCCACCCTGCATAGCAGCATTATATCCCGTAGACTGATAACCAGTTGCCCCATAACCAGTTGGACGCACCTGTTGCGGTCTGTAGCCCATTTGGGCCTGTGTTCCAGCTAATGCCGTTTGCTGTGCGTTAGAGGCTTGAGTATAAGGATTTTGCGAAATCGCTGGCATCCGTGACATTGCTGGGTTTGCTGAACCGCCCATATTATTTACCTCTCCTGCCGCCGCCCTGCATTTCAAGTGCAACGGGTTGATTTGATGGTGCGCGACTTCCCATTTCTCCCGTAACAGGATCTATTGAAAAGCTGTTTAAATAATCATATTGCGCTGGCCTATTTTCCTGCAATTGCTGTTGAGCTTGCTCAAATATTGGCGCTGAAGAATAGCCAGAAACCCCGCCAGCATATTGCGTTGGCTCTGGAAGATATGATTGCTGCTGACCATCTGGCCCTGCGCCTGTAGGCATCCCAAAAGCGCTTGCCATTTGATTAGTGCCTTGAAATGATGCTTGCTGCATCGGGCTAAAAGCCGCAACGTCTGGCCCGTAGTAAGGAACGTAACCCGTTGACGCAACATCGCTGCCCATTCCAATTCCCTGCTGATAAGCAGTTTCTAAAAAGGCTGGCACTGTTGCCTTTGTTGTAGATGATCCACCACCACCAGACATTTTTATATCTCCTTAATAAAGTTTGCATGGAGCATTTTCCAATCTAACGGCGCTAAAGGCTTTTTCCACCCAATGCGACCCGCCATGATTGCTGCCGTGCAATTTTGTTCTTTGGCCCAAGCCTTAACGTCTGTATCCATGTCTAGTATTTGATCCAATTCGCCACCAGCCAAAAAGATGTTTAAAACTCTCTTTCTAGGATATACCACAATTTCAGTAACAATACACCCCTTGGGCGCGGGCCATAGCTGCATACGCCCTTCCATAATGCCTTTTTCAATATCTTCCCATTCGTGAGTGCCGCCACAGTAAGCAAGAGCATCTTCTATCCACGGCCTACAACGATGTAGTTGATTTATTGGGGTTAGATCATTCATGGTTTCTGGTAATTGCTAAAGTTGTTGCTGGAGAAGCTGGAGAAAAAGCGGTAGCTGCTGTTGTGTTTAAATGACCATTAGTATCTGTCACCGCCCATTTAACCTCTAAATAATCATCCGCATTCAAATCAAAAATCGCTGTCCTTGAAACAACTAAAGTAGCATTGTTTTGATGCAACGAATTAACCATCGTTGCACCAGCTACGTTTACACCGTTGATTGCGGGCCAAAAATAAAAAGTAACTGTACTTGATGAAGTTGAAGCTATTTCTGCGCTAAAACTAATGACATACTCACCAGCTTCATCAAAAACAATTCTTTCTGGATTACTGCCATCACGATTAATTCTGCTGAAATTAGATGGTGCATCATATGTGATAGAGTAAGCCGTATTCGCTGATGCAGCGGTAACATCGGTTGACCTAATAAATGTGGCATGACCGCCACGCATAACAATTTGCCTAAATTCATTGTTATAAGAAACAACAGGAAAACCGCTTGCATCATCCCATAAAATAACGCCGTTTTCTGAGGGATTATCGTCAGATGTTTTAAATCCTAATTTTGCTAAATTTCTTTGCAAATAAGATGTTAGCTGTCTGCCCCATTCAGCCAAATCTACACCTATCGGTGGTGGCAATGGACTAGGCATTATCTTTTCCCTGCTGGCAAAGCATCAACTCTCATATTTCCCACACGCCAATCAGCATTAGTAACACCCTCTACTCGCATTCTCATTTGCCGCCCCGAAAATCTTACTCCAGTAGGATTAGCCGGTGCGTAAGGCCCATGCTCTTGCTCAGAACCGTTTGGATAAAATCTCGTTTTAAACTTTACTTGAACTTGGCCCTGCGTAGCCTCATCAGGAATAAGCTGCATCACATTCATAATGTTATCGCCATTGCCTAATGAAATAGGGCCAGTTTCAGCGAAAACTGACTGGCTGTCATATGCGTGTCCAACTTCATGCTCGTATAGTGTTTTATTGTTACCAGCGAGCAACGCAAATTTAAATACGCCTCTACCAACCCCAGAGGAACGCCCAAGATCACCAATAACCCAATGATTTTCTTGGTAATCAAACGCTACATATTTATCTATATCTGTGCTGCCAGCAGAGCAATAAAACCACCAAATTTCATTATATTCTGTATTTGCCCAAGCCCACACCTGACTTTGTTGGGATCTGTTGAAATTATTGAAAACATGATCGTGAACATCACACGGCAATTCTCTAACGCCATTACCATCAAAATGATGAAAACCCCGCTGACCCATCCAAAAAACACCGGCATCAACATCAGCAGCCGCTTTTCGTGAAATTGCACCACACGCGGTTCCAACCCTTTGGTTTGAATAAACATACGGTGGGCCTAAATATCTCATGGCATGAGCGTCTACATCAGTTATGATTAACGTCTGGCCGCGTGTTCTAATGCCTTGCATAATTTGCCCAGAGGTTTGCAGCAAAATATCGCCCGCTTCGTTGGTTGTGGCGGGTGTCCATACGGTGTTTGCTTCACGATCACACCACTGCACTTTTCTAGGGTCATCACCAGCACCCAAGGCAAACACAAATCTTTCCTCTGTTACAATTAAACCTAAGTTTTTAGTAGGCGCGTTTGTCAAAACAGAAGCCGTAGAAGGATTTGCGGATTTATCCCAATACCATATTCTGCCATCTGATGAAGAACATGCTAGTAAATCCTCACCCCAATTATCTATTGACCAAGTTGTAGCTTCGTCAAAATTACCATCATCAGGCCGCGCTGTTCCATATTCAGTTTCACCATAATCGCCATATCCATAACCAGTGAGAACAACCCCGCGCTCCAACTCAGGAACACGCCTAGCAGATACATCATTTAATGCGCTTGGAGTAATAGATGTTAAAGTGCCGCCGCCGGTCATCAATTTTAGTTCATTGTAAGATCCACCAGCTATATAAGCAGTGCCATCGTTTGCTTCCCACGAATGCATACCGCGCAATGTATTTGATGCAAAATTCGCTTTTCTAGTCTGCCACCCCTTAACAGGACGCAAACTGTTATCACGCCAGCGAACTAAACTGCCATCACGCCATCTACCAGTTTGCTCTAAATCAGTGCCATTTCGGTAAAATCCTGCGGGTATATCTAAGGGTACTAAAGTCATTTACCGATCCTGATTACAGGGTTGCGTTAGAATTTACATTTCCAGCCACACTTAAATTGCCACTACTATCTAAAGTCATCAAAACCGTTGAACCATTTTTAAATTGCAAAGTTGTTCCAGACTTAACAATTTCCCAATGACCGCCAGTGCCACCAGAAATAAAATGACTATCTGCGGTTACGGTGTCATCTTTTAAAAGAACGTTATCAATAGTTACACCTGATCCAGAAGTCACTTCCGTAACGGTATTTGTAAATAACTGATTGCCATCACCTACATTCAAACTTCCTGTTAATGTGCCGCCACCAGTAGATAGCTTTCCATTAATCTGTGTTTGTATAGAGGACGAAACACCATCTAAATACCCAATTTCTGTAGATGTTACGGCTGAAACAGCAACCTT